GTAAACATCATAGACATCGCCGCCATTGACATAGATAGTGGCAGTTACTTCACCACCATATCCGTAGTTGACGCCAAGGGCTGATGCGATCGATTCTCCGCAGGCTCCATGAGCCTCTACCAAGATCTCTGTAACATCATCCGGAACAATGAAGCTCTGGACAGAGCCCGTGTAGTCATACCGAACGCTGTTGGCTAGTGTGGGACCCTGTCGAGTTGTCCCTCGAGCTAAAACCCAGAATGCAGTCGAATCGATTGCTATGTTCATACCAGCATTCGCTGTATCGCTCTGAGCTCGGATTACCATTGCAGTTTGACCAGCTGGGATGTCTTGCTCACCATAGGTGAAGTCCCACTCGATCTTCTGTCCGTTCGTGAATGGAATCACGTAGTCGGGCCAGAGAGCTGTAACTTCAGTATCATTGTCAGCGCTGATCGTGAGGTTGCCCGATCCCACACCGATTGCTGAGATTTTGTAACCAACGACCCACTGAGCACCTTCGATGTGGTTCAGCACGAGGCGATGGAGGATACTACTTCCATTACGAACCTTACGGATAGTTTGCCGGTTGCGAGATTGGAACAGTTCCCATTGGGTCGTGGAGTTACCGCGACTGTTGCTGACCGATGGATCAGGCAACTGGATAGCTCCATAGGTCAACTCTACGCGATCACGGAATGGTTCATATGGGTATCGCAAGCGTCGACTGACTCTAGCGTCTACATCAAATCCCAGGACGTCATCCTGAACACCAACCGTATCACCGCACTTGAAGTCGCCTTCGACGATCCCAGTCAGTTTGCTGAGATCAACAACCTCCATCTCATAAGTAACGATGGGCTGAGAGCGAGCAGCAAGCTCAAGCACTGCAGCATTGTACAGAGATAGGCTATCGATGAAGGTGTCGTCTGAGATCAGGTAGTCCTTGCGATATCGTTGCTGGGCTACAGGAAGAGATAGACCTTGATCTGTGTAGTATGTGTAATCCTCTATATATTCAACTCCACCATTCTGATCGGCAATGGTTAGCCCATCCCTACCATATGCATAGACTCGTGTCGCAGATGGAGGGATTGCTCGCCTCTTCACCGTCTCAAGGTTTCGGCGATACCGGAAAGAAAGACCTCGGTTTACTCCAACCTGAGCGCTGATCCAGACATGCCGCTGTTCTGTGGCATCGAATGATAGCTCACAGCCACAGATCTTGGCCCATTGCCAACACAGATCGAGGATTGTGGCGTCAGTGACCTCCATGTTGTAAGTTGGGGCAAATGAATCAAATTCTCCACTAACAGTCCATCCTCCCCCAGAAAACCCAAGGATGTATGCCAAGCCACCCGTCGGCTGGAGACCTGTAATCACAAGACTACCAGGCTTCTTGATATCAGCAAGTCGAACCCAAGCCGCTTCAGCTTCAACGGTAACGTAAGTCCCATCGTCTCGTCGAAGTTTACCAAGGTCACTGATGAAGAACTGATCGCCTTTGTACTCCAGCATCGCATCCTCAACGAGGTGCACAGACTTCGGATCATCAACCGGAGTCTCAAACTTGAGCAGGTAGGACTGACCGAAAGTCTCGTCTAGACAGTAGTTAATCAATGCAGTTCACCTTGACTCCGCCAAGCGTGTAAATCCACACAAGCTGCCTCTTTGGGCGCGTACGACTGTGGTACTGGTTGATGACGAGGGGTGGATCAGCCTCAGTTACTTCCTCGTCGGGTGTTTCATCTGCCATGATCTTGTCCTATTGAATGCAGAGTAGTTCGATGGTTGTTGCGTTGATGGTCGTAGCTGAGGTCGTAGTGCCCCCGCCGATAGCGATGGTCGGCCCAGTAAAAGACCCGACCGCAGCAGCAGGTTGATCAGAGACTTCCAGATAAATGCCACCAAGGAGAGCACTCTTGTATCGCTCCGTACCGATCGATGGTGCTCCGAGGGTGGCTGATCCTCCCCAGTTATCTCCACCAATGAAGGTGATGAGTCTGCTGTTGATCGCAGTTGATGTAACTGACTGAGCAGTGACCGAACCAGATACCCCGTCGGTGTGAGCAAATCCTGTGTTAGCCCCGACTGCAGTCGCCATATTATTGCCAACGTATAAGAATGGAACAACCCAGGCATACGTATCTCCAGTATGGCCAAAGGTCATCGATACTGAGTCAGAGTCTCCATCAACCTTCTTGCGGCAGAAAACTGAGACATACCGGTTATATGTCAGAGTATAGTTATTCTGAGCGGCAACCGACCAACCAGCTGGGGTGGTATGTCCTGGACTTGCCGTCACGTTCAAGCTATACACGAAGATGAATCGAATGTCGCCAATGTTAGCAGTAGGCAGTGTAACTGTCGCAGTAGCTGTTCCGCCCGTGTACTGCGGCGTTCCATTGTTCGAGTAGCTCGGGGGGTAAGCTGATACACCCGATGCCGAGGGGGTGATGAGACAAGACCCATTGCCCGTTGCGAGAGAATACCCCTGCGTGTGGGTTACCCCAGTAGCTGAAGGAACAGCGTAGTTGTTACCTCCACCACCAGCTCCAGTGACGAATGGTGCCGTAGAGTTTTGATTACCCCCGCCGCCGCCTCCAGTAAATCCTCCACCCCCACCACCACAGAAGGTAGTGTTACTGGCATTGATGTAGACAGCACCACCTTGGCCTAGTGTACCAGGGAAACCAGATTGATCTGGCCCAGTATCACCGACCCCTGCTGCGCCTCCTGCAGCAAGGGTGCCTCCTTGACCATTACGGTTATTTCCTGCACCAGCCCCTGCGCCAGTACCAGCAGCTTGACCTGCTTGCCCTGGATTGCTGCCACCTGCGCCCCCCGGGCCGTCGTTAGGACCATTATTCGCCTTGGAAGCCCCACCGCCGCCGCCGGCGATCAAAACTCGATCCGTTAGTCCAGTACCCCCCTTGCGGATATCTGTTGCTCCGCCTCCACCACCCGAACGAGATGGAGTGCCGGTAGAGTCGCACATGCCATTACCGCCCCCATTCCATCCGCCACCCCCACCAGTGCTAACCGGGCAAGGAACTCCTTGACCACCAACATTCACCTGAAGACTCTCGCCAGGTACCACACCGATCGTTGCCTGGAGTCGACCGCCTTTACCCCCAAGTTGTTGATGGGTTGCAGCCTGTGCCGAATCACCACCCCCAGCCCCAATCATGTCGACGGTGATCGAGAAGATTCCTGCCGGCACTATATAAGTCTGGGCTGATCCTGTGTAAGTGAACAGTTGAGGGCCAGCTACAGCTCCGGTAGGTTGAGCTGCAAGGAGTGCCAACATCTGAAGTCGAGTAGCCATCAGTCTCTAAGAACCTTGATACGAAGTCCCACATCTCCAGCTGCTGTGAAGAAAGCATTGGCTTGACGAGTCACCAAGTAAGCGAAGAGCGAAGTTGCTTGGCAATTGTAGCCGAGGAACAGACCATTTTGCTGGTTGACTGCGTTCGAGGCAAACGTAATCCAGTCTGCCGTCAAGAACTTCACTTTGCCAATCAGAGTAGCTTCATCAGTATCAGAGAAATCAGCTGGAGCATTATCTGCGGCTGCAGTTACTGCGCCGTCAAAGATATAAACCTCGAAGTCACCTGTGTTAAGCTTCAGTGCTTTGTCAACCAACTCAAAGCCAGTGATAACTCCCCCCCATCCACTGACATTTGCCATGCCAGTGAAAGTTATAACTGTGCCTACCTGATCCCCTGACGTGTAGTTGGTCGACGCTGTAGTCACACCTGCAGAGCTCTGAGTTTGAACGACCGTAGTCTTGATTGGGTGAACCCAAGTAGCTCCATCAGTGTCTGTGATCTGAGGTTGGTAATCAGAGTCGGCACCAGATGTAGATACTGGAGTATTCTTACGAACGGTGAGGGCTTGAATACCCGGGTCAAGGCTTGTGTGGGCATCATCTTCTCGAAGTCTCAGAGTCAATAGCCCCTTGATCAAGGCAATGATGGACCCTGACCCAGTGGTAACTGCCGCGTCCGCTTGAGCACCCAGGTTGGTATTGCTAGTGGTCGCCTGAGTAATCTGATCAGCCAACTTGCTGACAATGCCCTTGAGGAACGAGATGACCGTTCCAGCAGTGGCTGGGTTTGTCACCGCAGCATCTGCCTTCAAGCCAATGGTGACATGCCCACCGTCTGCACTACGCGTCTTCTCGAACCAATCATTGGCACCACTGCCATCGTCGCCGTACTGCGCAGCGGTTTTGATACCATTGGTATCTTCGTTTACTGCAACTCCGAAGGTTGTCATTTCCTGTAAGCCTTCCGGTAAGTGATGGTAATGGTTACTGCCGTAGCAGTACCTCCCAGTCTCATGAACTGAAGCGAATTGGTGCCGGGAATCAGACTTGGAAAGACTCCCGTCACAGCGGACATGATCAAGTAGGCCGGGTCATAGGCATGGAGCAGTTCAAGGTCAGTGTTGACCCCATTCAAAACTACCGCCGCACCTGAGTTGATTGTGATGGTGTTACCGCTCAGAATAGTCCCGGCCCAGTGCAGCAAGTCCCCATTGACCGTAAGATCGAACGAGGTGATTGTCCCGTTCGTCGGCTTGATCTCGATGATGGGATAGACATCGGTCAAGAGCCCAGGATCAAAGGTCGTCGAATAGTTGTTCGTACCAGCCAACACAATCTGTGTGGTAACCAGAGCGAGCGAGTATGGCTGAACCTCCCACACCAGCTCGAATTGAGCCAGGTCTCGCCACTCCATTCCTTCGCCGGGATCAGTGAGGACAGCCTCATAGTAGACGGTTGGGTCATCCCCCAAGATCAGACGCGCCTGAATGTCGACGTCAAGCCAGTCTGCGAGCGACGTCACGGCGTCCCTACGCGCTGAGAATGTGCTGGCCTCAATGAACCCAGGAATCGTAATCTCTCGCCGATCACGAAACTCTGGGAAATACCAGGACCCTCGCCGACCTGGGATAGTCAAGAAATTCCCTCGAGGCTTGCCCAAGATACTCCGCTTGGGATTCTCAAACACCAGTCCGGTGATCGTCGACGAAGATATGCCATTCCAGTTTACTTCAACTCCCGTCATCACCGACCTCGAGCTCTCTGCTGACGTGCTTGTTCTCTGGCTAATTGACGACTCAAGTCAACGATGTCTTGATCGCTGCGGATATGGGCCACACCGATTAGCGGGGCGTGATAGTTGTTGATCGGGGGAAGGTCATTGGATGTGTACGGAGTAGTGCGCTTTCTGGCCTTACTCCAATCAACACTGCCCGGGAACTCGGATCGTTGTTTATCTGCGTTAGGGTTATTGGGCTGCCGAATGGTTGGGACCCGAGTAGTAAGAGCCTGGACTCTCCTTACCTGTTGGCCAAGAGCACTAACCTTCTTCCGAATCTTCTTATGGATGTTATCCATGGCGACTTCGATGTGGCTGGGCGAATGAATGCCGAGACCATCCTTGAAGCCTTCCCAAAGACCAGACGCAAAGTTCTTCGCTGCGTTAAATGCCCCCACGACCAAGTCCTTGAATGCACTGATGACCTTGCCAAGGATATCGATGATCAGCCCAGGCAATCCTGTGATGAGGTCGACGATACCATGGAAGATGGACGAGCCAATGCTAGCTGCAGTAGAAGCAAGAGTAACAGCTGCATTACCGAGGAAGGATCCGATCGAGGTGAGGACACCCCAGATCTGTCCTGGCAGATCCTTAATGAAATCCCAGATGCCTGAGAAGATACTTCCACCGATACTGATGGAAGCCTGGAGGATAGTCGGAATCGCATCGAACAGCAGTGCAATGATGTTTGCCAAGAGACGAATGATCTGGCCAGGCAGTCGGAAGATCTCTGTGACAAACGTCTTCACAAATTCAACGACAATGTTGAAGATGAGCTTGATAAGCTTAGCTCCCCAGATGATCAAGTTCTTGATGATGGTGACCGTCCACCGGATGAAGAACCCGAGCGCATAACCAAGCGCATAACCAATGCGACCAGGAAGTGCCGTCATAAACCGAGCGACTGCACCAGTTGCCTTGCCGATTGCCGTAGAAACTGCACTGGCCGCAGTACTGATGGCATTGCCAACTCGACTCGGTAGATCAGTAAAGAATCGACCAACGGCCCCCGCCGCATTACCGATCTGATCTCCAATCCTACCGAAGAATCTACCCACGGCATCGACAGCGCCAGTAACAGCATCACCTACTGAGCTAAAGAACCTACCGATAGCTCCAGCGGCACTACTCACATAGCCAGGGATGCGCTTAAAGAACGCCTCAACCTTGCCAAAGACATCCTCGAAAAACTTAGGTGCAGCTCTGAAAATAGCTAGGACTTTGTCCCAGCCTTTCTGAATCTCCTGCCAAAGGAAGTTGATGAACTCCCTGAAGCTAGCAATACGAGTGTAAGCAAAGTAGAAGGCTGCAGCAATAGCAGCGACAACAGCAATGACTAGAAGAAATGGGCCAATTGCAGCAAGAGCTCCTCCACCCGCAGCAGCCTCTCCAGCAGCAGCAACCCTAGCACCAGCTCCAAGCAGGCTGAAGGCATTCCGGATCTCTCCGATCACTCGGATAGCTCGAACCATGTTACCGATGGTCAACAAGAAACCACCGGCTAGAATAGCCAAGACGCCAGCAAGTCCCAGCCCCACGAGAAGGGCTGTTTGAAGGGGAGCAGGCAGTTTTTGAATCAACTTGAGGAAGCCGGTGATGCCATCAACAATGCTCTGAAGACCCTTCTGAAGTGGACCCGAGCCAGTGATGAAGATAGCCTGCAGTGTGGCCTTGAGTCGCTTAATTGCTCCGTCGAGATTGTCGGTTCGCTTCGCAGCAACATCCTGAGCCGAAGTATCCGCAATCTCCTTCTGAAACTCATTGAACTTGTCAGTTCCTTGTTCTGCCAAGAAGAGAGCAGCAGTAACGGCGCGTGCACCAAAGATGGTGGTAGCAGCCTGAACCTTCTGCTCCTTTGTGAGACCCTTGATTGAGTTACCAAAGATCCCAAAGACTTCTGTCAGTGTCTTAGCATTACCAGCAGCATCGTAGAACTGATTCGATCCATCTGCTGTAATGAGGCTCAAGGCCTTCATAGCTTCTTTGGCCTTCTTGGTCTGGGGAGTCAACTGCAGCATGATACGACGGAGCGAAGTACCTGCCGTTGAACCCTTAATCCCAGACTGACCGAGAAGTGAGATCGTTGTTGCTAGATCATCCACCTTGATACCAAGGGATGCAGCAATAGGGCCTGCATACTTCAGCGAAGTGGCAAAGTCATTGACATCGATCAACGAAGCATTGGCTGCACCAGCGATAATATCTGCTGACTTAGCAGCATCCTTAGCACCAAGCCCGAAGATTGCCCCAGTCGAGACAATGATCTCTGCAGCGTTCGTCAGACCAATGCCAGCTGCAGAAGCTAGATTAACAGACGCCTCTCCCACACCATCGATGATGTCTTGGGTAGATACACCTGCCTTGGCAAGTTCCACGAATGAGTTAGCAAGCTCAATCGGGCCAAAGATTCCCTTGGTTCCGAGAGAGATAGCCTTCTCACGAAGAAGGTCGAGATCTTTCCCTGTCGTACCGGTGACAGCTGAGATGGTTGAGATTTCCTTCTCGAACTTAGCACCGGTACCGACAATGGCACCGAAGGCTCCGACAGCAGCTTCACCTATGTTCAACAACCCAGCACCTGCCGACCGCAACGCCAAGTCAGCATTCTTCAGATTGCTTGTGTTGATTTTGATGGTACCTACCGCGGTACCTAGGTTATTGCCTGCCATCGTTCACCTCCTTTAGGCGGTATTACTGGTTTTGGTAACTCCGGATTTGCCCCGCATCGACCGGAATCTCTTCTCGATCGGGACATCCAGCAAAGCTAACAGCTTAGCCTTTTGTTTCTTGGCGGTTTCTTTGGCATTCTTGCCTTCAATGCTCTCGAGCTCACTGACAACGTGATTACCCCACGTCGCAACTGCCTCATCGAAGCAGTAGGCGTGGTAGTCATTCTCAATGTTCATCAAGGCACTGGGCCTACAATGCCAGAGTTGACTATGCTGGTAGAGTCCCCACATCTGTGACAAATTCTTCACGAAACTTGGTCAGATCGCTCGTACCTCCGACGGCGAAGTTGAAGATGAACATCTTGTCCTCCATCACAACCTCATCCACGTACAGGATGTTGGCATCCCGGTCAGGGTGATCGAAGGGAAGAATTTGTCCCTGTTGATCCACCGGAGCTGGGCTGACTTGGGGATCGATGGTGCAGAAGACGCAGACATCATCAAACAGTTGGAGAACCGTGCCGATCATCGCCGGGTCCATCTGGAGATCTGCAATCTGCTGCTGAGAAGGAGCTTGGCCTTTGGCCATGGCTTCTTGAACGAGAGGCATGAGTTCGTTGGGGATCATGCCGTTCATGAGAAATACCTGCAACCCGGGTGCTCGTACCAAGGCAGTGTTTCCACTCGGCACAGTAACAAGCGTGCCCCCGACAGTGGCCTTTTTCCACCCGGAGGCGGCTGAAGGCTGTGTGGGAGCACGCGAAGCGACAGACTGAGGCACCGGACGCCGATTCGGCGAGGGCTTGTCTTGGGTTGTGTTGACTTTTGGCTTTGTAGCCATCTTTCTGACCTCCTAGGGTTCCGAAGATTGGTTGTGTGCTGGTTCAGGACGCGGGTGCGCCGGCTCGGATGGTTGCAACAGCGGCAGAACCGCCGGTGAGTGAGCCAACAGTCAAGGTGACCTGAGCGACGTTTGTCGCAGCCAGAGTGCCCTTGAACTCGATGACGTAGTTGCTGATGTCGCCGGTAAGAGCAACATCGCCCGGTGCAATGTTCGAGAGAGCCTCGAGCAAGGTTGTGATCTGGGCGAGGGTAGTTGTACCTGCAGTGATGTTGCCGGTGGTCTGAGCGGAGTAGGTGATGGTGTATGTTCCACCAGTCGCCGAAACGATCACCTGCTGCAGTTCGTTGACACCGGCAGTGATGCCAGCCTCAGTCTCGTTCCAAGTGATCTTGTACAGGTCACCATCTTCGTTGCCGAGGCCTTGTCCACTGCACTTCGTGATGAAGAAGCCGCCGTCAGCGAACTCCCCTTCGAGAGTGTCGGTCACCTTCGCCTTGTAGATCACCACGTGAGTGTCTCCATCGACGTCGTTGATCGATTGACCCTCGATCTTGAAGTATGGCCGGCTCTGACTGACGTTCTTGAGCAGCGACTTTGTCTGGCTCGGCGTGACGCCGGTGTTGTCCAGAGTGCCGCCGGTCAGAACGTGCCAGGCCTCCAGGGAAATACCGCCAGCCTCGATGTCGAAGTTGACGGTCGGTCCCTTGCCGTGGATGGCAACGAGGCGATCGTCGCCCCGCAGTTCCTCGAACTCCTCTGCCTCACTGAAGCTCAGAGTCTGAGAAACAGGAAGGTCGACTGAAGTTCCGAGGCTGTCATCCGAGTTGATCGGCGTGAGCTTGACGTCCCTGAGGCCGTAAGGCAGCGCCGGATCTGCTAAGGTCATTAGCGGTCCTTTCTTTGTTCTTGTGTGGGTGGTGCCTTGAACTTGAGAGTTTCGACAAGCTCCCCGGTTTTCGGATTGAAACGATGGAGGATCACAACCCCAGGACGCTTCCCACACCACCGACTCTTGCAGGGGAGTTCGACAAGCCCCTCATCAGTGACTCGTGCGGCAAGACCGCCCTGGCATCGCAGGTCCATCGTCCGTGCGCTTCCCTACGCGTCGAGATCGACTTGATCGGTCGATGACTCATCATCATCGTCCGCTTCGCTCAGGGAATCGCTCGCCGAGCTATCAGGATCGTCCTCGCCCGAATTGTCATCATCATCGAGCACAACTTCGACCTCATCAGTCGGTGCCGTCATGATGGCGAACTCGGTGGGAAGAGCAGTCAGAAGTGCATCGCACACCTCTTGGCTGAGATCGAGGGTATGGTCCGGACCTTCCCAGGTCAGGGTCCCTTCTGTATACGGCACGTTGATCTGCTTCAGATCTTGTGGCCGTAGGATGCGGCGGTGGTCTTTGCGACCAGCGAGATAACGGATTTTCATGGTGGCCTCCTCAGACCCTGTAGACAACTGCGATTCTGACGAATCGAAGAATGGTGCCAAGGTCTTCGTCTCGGAAGTCCTCGCTGGTTTCGACGATAGTGCTTCGGATGACTCCGGCAGTTTCGTCTTTGACCTTGTTGAACGTGGCATCGATGTATCCGATCATGGTGTCGATCTGGAGATAGTCGCCCGGCTTATCCTCAGCGAAGATCATGAAGGTCTCAGTTCGGCAAGCAACCCCATCATCGCCACGGACCGTATCAGTAATCCCTGTCGATCGGTACAGGATGAACGGCTTCTCTTCGGGAACTTTCTTGATCGTCGTTGAACCCCAGATGCGCGTTGAGACCAAAGCAGCCAAGGACGTGTTAGCGACGAGTTTCGTGTAGACCCAGGTTCGATTCATGGGTAATAGATGTCGCTTATCATGCCGTTCATCTTCTCCAACAGCTTCGGTCCTATGGCATCTACCGTAGGAATGATGATCGCATATCTACCACCCCAACGAACTTCCAGCCAGATACCGTAATCTACGGTGTGGAATAGATCCACTTCAAGGCTGTCATCGTCGATACTGGCCTCAGCCTGTAAGCCTCGACGAGCATCCCCTGTTCGATCTTCCCATGGCGCATTAGCCACGGCGTACTCAACTAGTTCTGTCGCAAAGTCGGCGGCTACTTCAGCCATACCAGTAGAGGTCTTGAAAGCGAAGTTAGCCAGGCCAGCTGTCAAAGTGTCGGCGGTGAAGAAGTAGTTGGACTCATGTGGACGATGCTTGCGATATCGCCCTGTTCGATTGTCTCTGTACTTCCTAGTTGAACCGTAAGGCATCTCTACCCCCGGTAAAGAACTCCAGCCTGAGAACGATCCCAGGACCGAGCAGATACGAAAGCAACTTCGTACTTGCCGGGCTCGAGACGGTCAGTGGTGGGACTGATATCGGTGGATGGATCGAAAGTGTCACCCAGAGCAATGTCCAAGTCACGACGAAAGATGAGGATGTAATGGATGTATTCCACACGATCTTCACCGAATGTCTGGGGAGTGAAACGGTACTCCTGAGTCAATCGCCGCTTGAACGGATAGACCATGAACTCCTGCGGTCCGATCGCAATGACTCCAGCATCAACCAAACCTCCTGCGCCGCTCGCCACTTGGACGGGTCGCTGAAGATCAATGTTAATGGGGTCAGTGTCGATGAACGCGTCAAGTAACCGATCTCGAGCCTTCTGCTCAGACCAGCTAGCCATTCGGGTTGCCTTCTCGAATGATGTGACCCATACGGGCACGACCTCGACCTGGTGTTGGAACGTAAGCAACAAACCGATCGATCATGCGTAGAGCCTGGCGATGAAGGTCGCTGAGTGTTCTTGCTGCGTTACCTTCATTGACATCGACCATGTTGGCGAGGTTGGCAGCTTTTTCAATCCAGCCATAATAGGCAGCTGCGTTGGGATCGTCGTTCCCTAGTTCGAGGAAGTCTTCGACCTCGTCGTCGGTGAACATGGTATCTGCGTCCGTACCACCAGTAGGAATTGACTCCCCGATGAGTGCTCGCGTTCTCTGCCCGGTGGTACGGTTCACAGACCCCCCTTTCAGTCGTCGTTCTCGTCGTCCGAGTCATCCTCGGTGTCGCCTTCGTCTTCCATCTCGGGACCGGCGACTAGGTCCTCGGGAAGGGTTTCGTGCATGTCGTGGCGACGCAGGCGAGCAATGAAGTCGTCTCTGCCGCCCTCAAGGCTCAAACCTCGCCTGGACAGCTCGGCTCTCCGTTTGTCGTTGTTCCAGCCGGCATCGGTGGTATATGTCTCTTCCTCGTCGTCGTCGACGATACCACCCTTCCGCTCGATCTTCGGAGCGTCTTGGTCGTCGATCGACTTGGCTTTTGGGGCAGCTGGGACTTTCTTGCCCCGCTTGCCCGGTGCCTTCTCGGGACGATCGATGTGCTTCGGAAGCTTGTTGCGAGAGAAGAGATACCAGATCTCATGCTCGGTGAGGTCGCCGTCATCGATACGGCTTTTTGGGATGTGCAGTGACACCTTCTCCAACCTTTCGTGTGAGAGATCAACGGGCCCAGGGGCCAAAGCTGGTTAGAACTCTGGCCCCCAGGAAGTTGTTGATCAGTAGACGTAGTCCGTCGGAATGTCGTACGTCGGGTCGGTGGCGATCTGCATGACCACACCTGCGCCTCGGTGGCGAACACCAGTCCCGAATCCGTGGAGGTAGTACGAGTCGATCAACGGGTAATCGTTGTCGGCTCCCTTCACGAGCTTGAGACCCCGGAGACTCGCCTTCTCGTGCTGACGGATGCCCACCGGGTTGCCGAGGTTGTTCTCGCCTCCCGTTGCGAATCCCAGCATGTAGCCGGCGGGGATGTACTCCTCCATCACGATGCTGGCGGTGCCGTACGTACCGATGGTGATGAGACCCGGCAGGTTGGCAATCGCTGGCGCCCCGATGATTCCACCGTTTGCCGGCAAGATGATGCCGCCGCCCGTGTAGTTGGGGTTCGGGATGAAGTCGAACTTGTCACCGTTGGCTCGGCTGAAGTCCTGGATGGTGTCGGCTTCCTGCTCGTTGACCATGACGACCAAGCGATAGCCGCGTTGTGCGGTGTAGCCGTGGTGGGTCATGTGCACGATCATGTCGTCCAGGTCGCCGGAGTCGACGACAGTCGCTCCAGAGGTGAGGAAGTGATCGTGCCCCGAGGTGAAGGTCGTGGTCTTCCACTTCGGCGGCACCTGGGTGTCTCCGTTGTAGAAGCCATAGACATTGACCGACTCTCCGTCGATGTCGGCAACGTTGGTCACGTTGCTGAACACCCGAGCCA